AGTGTCTTAAATTCGTTTAAATCATCTACAAGTACCTGTTTTACTTTCTTATTCCTAATCCCAACGACGGCATAATAACCATCGGCGGGAACGATAGCTCGGATAAATTCAAGGGGTCGAGTCATTATCAGTACCTGCTAATTGATGGGCGTGCGGGAACCCGCGTCAGGAAACTTTACGCCGCAACAGCTTAAGCGTCAAGGTCTTCCAGCTTCTTCTGCGCTTCACGCAGCTCTTCGTTACGATGCGTCAGCCGATCCACCAGCTCAATAATAATCGGATCGTCCAGAAAATCTCGAGGGATTACGTTCAGCAGCTCCGTGTCACTGAAACTCCAGTATTTCGTTTTGCAGATTGGTTGTGTCACTTTTGACTCCTGTATTTTTTAACTACCTGAAGTGCGGTCGCCAAGTCAGGTGCCGGCAGCTCACCGGCATCCAGAGCGCGAAGCAGTGTACGGATGATCTCGCGGGCGCGGTCTTGCTTTTTGGGCTCGACCTCCGTTTCACCGAAGAACCAGTAGTACACACCTTGCCGGGTAACGCCCATCCACTTTGCTACCACCTGCACGGGGATTTCTGTATCCACGCAAGCTGCGCCCAGCTGGACGCCTATCTTACTCATATCAGCAGCCGCGATACGGGCGTAGGTTCTGTGCGAATATTTAACCATTTTTTGTCCTCGTTGAGCGGGCTTGCTGTCAGCTCATTACACCCGCGGGCTGCCCCTTGTTACTCCTCGTCCCAAGCAGCCAGGATTGCAGCTGCGGACTTTGCTCCTTTTGGTACTACCGGTTTTGCCTTGGCAGGTGCAGCAACTGGCTCTGACTCAGGCTCGACAGCCGTGGTTGTTTGTGGAACTTCTTCCTCGGCTTCGGCCGGCGCTGCGGCGGCAGGTTTGTTCTTTGTATCTTGCTGGAATACATTCAGCTCGATGGTCTGCTGCGCGTCAGCGCTGGCGCCTTGCTCCTGCACGATGTTGTACTCTTCCTCAGTCAGCGCGCGGGTAGCCTTGAATGTGAGCTTCGGTGTTGCGGCTTTGGTATCGAAACGCATCTCGGTGACCACGCCGGTGATCGGCGCGCCGTTCTGGGCCAGGAAGCGTGCATATGCTTGCAGCGGCATCTTCACGTTGTTGGGTTCGCCCTTGCCGAACAGAGACGTTGCAGGGAGAGCCAACTGATACACAGGACCACCGATCTCGCCTTCCAGCACAACTGCGAGACGCTGTTGGTAACGACACGCGCGAGATTCGCCTTGACCGGAACCCGCGATATTCTGCGGGCATGTGTCGCAGGAATTACTCTGTTTGTTAGCAGACTTCGCAGAAGGTGTTTTGCCGTCCGGGGACCAGCAATCAGGGGCGGTGATAGCGCCTTCCTCGAAAGTGGCCTTGTAGTACTGGCGGTTCACATGGGGTGCGGCGGCGACCACGACGATATTCATCGCACGGTCTTCGTTCTCTGCAACCTGCTTACCATCCACGATCATGCGGAACACTGCGCCTTTGATACTAATGCGGCGACCACCACCGCCGCTGCCACCGGCCAAGGCTTTTGTTGTTTCGTCCAGCTCTACGTTTTTGAAGAACGCCGGCATCTTGCCGCCAAACAGGGTCAATTCATTGCTCATTGTGCTTCTCCTTCGTTAGCTGCGCTCGCAGCGATAGGTTGGTGTACTGCTTTCGGTTTGCGCGGGGCGCGTTTCTTTTTCGGTGACGGCTCCACGGCGGGATCGCCCTGTGACACGACAACACCATTCACGACATCAATTTCCCACGCGCCATTGACTACCTCCGGGTATACGGAACGCAACGCACGCCACATAAGCGACCACGCCTTCACCCCTTTCTGCTTGTAGTAGATCGCTTTCAGCGAGGGGAAAAATCCACCGTCGTACACCGCTGCCAACTCCATGCAAGCATGGTACTCAAAACATATTTCCATCACTTCCTTGGGTACTTTGTATTGCTTCATTTGCTATCTCCTTTAGTTAACACAACGCCAAAAGCATCAATCTTATTGCGGAATATAGCGACTATCATTCCTGGATCGGCCAATACGAACGTGTCAGAACTTCCTGACGTAAACCATTTCTGAAGCTGATCCAGCTGCGTGCGCATGTCCGGAGAGTCTTCAAATGCATACGTAGTTTTTTGGGCCCCCAAACGAACATGTACCTGCCACTCATACATAGGCTCTAGGGGAACTTCTTGCTGCTTAGGGCTGAATGGCCACATTTGCTACCTCCTTTAGTTAAAAACACCGTTTGCCACAAGGGCCGCTCCAATAATAAACCCAATTGTGAAGTACACCGCTGCCAACTCCACCGTCAGATGGCTGAACTTCATCTCGCCTTCCTCACACTACATTCATACTTCCTATCGATGTTCAAACCAGGAGGCGGATCATCCGGATTCTCTTCCATCCACTGCACGATGTTGGTCTGATGCACGCGCTTCTCGAATAGCTCAGGAGCTTTATGCTCGATCACATATTTGTTGAAGGCATCCCAATCCGCCGGCCATACCCTTGTCTTCACCGAACGGATAATTGTACCGAACGGAGTTTTTATCGAATCTGCATTCTCCTTCTTGCACTTCTCCAGCATCTCGGCCTCGATTGATTCCATCTGCTCCTTGATTGCATCGTCCTGCTCTTCGTAAGCAGCTTTCAGCTCGGCTCGTTTGGTGCGCATCTTGATATACACAGTCGCGAGTTTTCCTGCATCTACAGCATTTTCTTCATCACTCATGGTACCCCCTTGTTGTTTTAACTACTGAAACTACATTGTAAAGCAATACTACTGTAAAGTCAAATGTGCTTGTTTTGCCACTCAGACAATGGCACGTATACGCGGGAGGTGTACAAATTCCCTGTAAGCTTAACCGCACAGCCCGACTCCCGAGCGATATCAACCGCCTCTTCCAACGAAACGCGCCGGTGCTGTCTGTAGGATAATATCTCAGCAGCGAAAGGCGCACTGATAGACTGTCTCGCCTCGTCGGGGCATGATATGAAGGGCTGAACCCGGAGTTGTTCTTTTACTCTATTGTTATGTCTAGTTTGCGCGCGAAATACTGCATGCACGCTTTGGGCTAATTTGCCTACCAACTCGGGCAGGTCATCGTCATTATTGGTATTACTCATGTCCTGTCACCTCCCTATATAACCCCATCAAGTCTACATGCGCCGCGCCGCGGGTGCTCAGTGCTTTGTACAACTTCTCTTCCACAGCGCTACCGTACAAATGCACCACCGTGACCTTACTCTTCTGCCCGTTACGATGCGCGCGGGCATTCGCTTGCAGGTATGTATCCAAGCTAGTCGTCGGACCAAACCATACTACTGTGCTCGCTGCTGTCAGTGTTACCCCGTGCGCCGCCGCCTGCGGCTGGATGATGATAACCTTCGGGTCTTCCTGATACTGGAAAGCCGAGAATATCTCACCGCGTTTGTTCGATGCCACATCGCCGCTGATTGTCGCAGTGGTGTAACCTCTCGCTGCCAGGTCACGTTCCAGCATTGATATCGTATGCCTGAACGGAGCAAATATGATTACCTTGTTGGTGCTCTCCTGAATGATATCGTCCAGCGCATCCAACCTCGGCTTCACATCAAACTCAACGACGCCTCCGTTGTCATGGTATACCGCGCCGCAGTTATGTACAATAATTGGTTCGTTGTTCACCCCGCGAACTGTAAATCTGCTTCTGGGACCCGCGTTTTTTATGTCGTATACTTTTTGTGTGCCCCCAGAGGTTCCGTTAGCGCGCGGTCTATAGTCCATCCGTACCTGAATAGTCTTGCAAACAAGGTTCCCTTCTTTATTCCGTACAGCACAGAGGCCTGTGTAACTGTCATCTCCCCTTTGGGGGTTTGTATGCGTACATTCGTGCGCGTATTGTTTGCCTGTTGCTGCGTAGTTTCCCACTGGCAATTTTCCTTGTTGTATCCACCATTGTTGTCCTTCCGCCCTAAAGTTAGGCGCGCGGAGTAACCTTTTTGCATATCCGCCCAGAACACCTCGAACGAATTCACCCACGATTGACAAACGGTTATACCCCGCGCCCCATAATTCTTGTAGTCCTTGTCGTGCGGGTCTAAGCAGCGCCGCCGCATGTTGGACCATATTTTGTATGGCCGAGTAAAAGTCATGCCGTGTGTTTCGTTTCCGTGGTGACACCCACAGCTGCGAGGGTGTACTCGATGCCTCGCTCGTAGATACTGACTGCGGCGGATTACCTCCTTGCCGCATGCGCATCGGCATAACCACAGAGCGCACTGGGTCGATATTCCTACTGTAGTCCCCGCTCTCGCTATTACTGTCAGGTACCCGAACTGCTGCCCGAGCAAATCTTTCGCTGGATTGGCCATACTCTAACCCCTTAATTATCTCACCTGCGGTATACCAGCCGTAATCGGTAAGCACCCTGTGGTCGGGGGTCATACATACCCCATCAAGCCATACAGTATCGCGCTCGCCATTAAACAGCACCCCTTCGTGCTGAACCCACTCAACCCCATCCCATAACTTATCTTGGGTTGATATCTCTATAAGTGGCTTCCATCCTGAATCAGATAGTACCATGGTATCACCAGTAATACAACTTAGCTGCAACAGTTTGTTCATCATTGCGGCGGCATTCACCGCAGTTATCTCCTCGCCAGCGGCCAGCGCCAGCATTTGTTCTTTCAGGACTTTGTAGTATCGCTCCTGCTGCTTGGTCAGCGGCACCATGCGATCTACGACCATCATCTCGGGCAAGTCCAGGCATTCCTCCTTCGTGTGTCTTATAGCTGGTTGAAGTGCCATATGCACGATATCTTTTGCACGAGTCCTCGGAACCCACTTGTACATATTGATCTTCTGCATCACCATGTCGCGCCAAGCACCGGCGAACTTCGGTACTCGCTCAGGCGACACCATCTTGGCCAGGCCATACGCATCTTCAGGCGACTGTGCTGCGGGGGTCCCAGTCATAAGCCACACGCGTGTATCCGCGCCGATCAGACTCCGGATGCTCTTGCTGCGCTTCGCTGTCGCGTTTTTTACCATGTTCGCCTCATCCATAATGATGAGGTCGAATCCACCCTCTCGCAGTTCTTTCTCAACGATGGGCACTCCATCGTAGTTGATAATAACGAACTCGACATCGGAGTTTATAACCTGCGCACGCTTGTCTTTCACCCCATGAGCGATACCTACTGTGCGATGCATCAGGCACTTGAACAAGTCTTGCTGCCATGCCGCCTGCATGATGGATACCGGGCAGATAACCAACACCCGCCTCACCTTGCCTATCGTCATCAAGTAGTCAGCCGCCCATGCTGCTGACATCGTTTTGCCCGTCCCCATTTCATCGAAACAAAACGCCTTCTTGTGTAACGTCAGAAACTCAGCGGTCTCACGCTGATGTATCATCGGTCTATACATCCCCGGCCATTTATAGTTGCGACTGATGGGTGAAGGCACACCCTTCACCCCCATATTCTTTAATACCACAGATTCATCGTAGCCCCAATACACGAGCATCTCGTGTATGCCGGGCGCGATCTCCCCCTCATAGTGGCTTCTTGGAAGTACCGCTGTGAAACGATCCGGATTGCGCACGCGAATGCGTAATGCTTTATTCTCTACGATCTCTATGATCGCCTCCTGTTACGCTGTAACCACATGTCGGGCATTTCAAACAGGCCGCCAGACGACCGGGACCGCCGGGGGACATTGTAACCGGATGAGTGTCGCCGGGAAAATCGGGTGTGCCTGTGTAGGTCTGTTCAAGGGCTTTACCGGGCCCCATTAGCGTATTGCATTTACGGCAGATCATGACTTAATCCTCTGCAAGTGTACTGTTTTTCCTATAGATCCACAGTATGATTTTATCCACTGCTTAGTGCTTTTACGTAGCAGCGTTTTCCCGCAATGAACGCATCGGTACTTTGTTTTCACAATTTACTCCTCTTCTTGCCCGCGGCTTCGCCGGGCTTGTGCCCGTTGTCCGCCCGGTTTGCTTTCTTGCTGCGTAATCGCAGGTTACCCGGCTCCGTTTTCCCGCCGGCGGCCAAGGCTTGCTTGTGATCTATGTCTTTACCCGTGCGATCAACCCCTGCAGCATCATAGGCACGTCGGGCTTTCTGGCGTTCGAGTTGTTTCTTATCCTCTCCACGGGCTTTCTGCTGCAGCCATTGGTCTTTGAAGTATTTTGACCCCTTCGGGATGTTCTGTTTGCGAGGCATGTTTGGTCCCTTTCATTTTCCATACATTTCCAGTAGTAGTTTTTCTGCAGGTGTTCGATGGGGGTACCATTCATAATCTCCCAACCGAAATATTCGCGCGCAGCTTGCCATACATCCCCACCTTTGTACCGAACCTGCTCAGGCGGCGGGTTGGGGTTTACCTCTACTTCATCGTATATATCGTTCACTACCTTATATACTGCCTTGATGATATCTGCTCGGGTCACAATCATTGTTGCCATCACTTTCTCCTTGGTCTCCAGTGTTCGCAGTTTGTAACAGGGCACCACGGGCATAAGGCGCTCGGTTTCGGGTTCCATACACCTGTCTCGTGCGCGGCTTCAACCCGTTGTACCTTACCCAACCAGTTTACCCATAGATTCCCGGCGTCTTCCCGCTTGGTGATCTTCTGTACCAGCTTCCCATCTTTCAGGAAAATCAGTGCTCCATGGCTACGCTTGATCTCCGGCATTCTCGCAAAGAGCAGTAGGGCCATGAGTTCCAGCTGGGCAACATCCGGATACTTTGAGTTTCCGGTTTTGTAGTCCGCACAGCGAGCCTTATCGCCTTGGATAATAACAAGATCCGCAATACCTCGGAGCATTGCCGCCGGGTCATCGAACTCCACTGGCGACAGTTTATCATCAACCGCCATCTCCATCTCGCAGTATTTTTTACCTTTGAGATTAGCTAGTGTAGCAACAATATCCTGCCCCGGAAACTCGAACTCAAACTGCTTCCCGTCACGGACATGTTCTTCCGCGGCCAGGTGCACTTTCGTACCCCAGATCGTCGCATCAGTTTCCTGCCGTGGGTATTTCTTCAGGATCTTGACCTCGTGGTATCGCCGAGGGCAGCCCTCGAAATCTTTGATAGCCGAGTAGGATAATGTCATAGGTTGATTCCCGTATTCCTGGCTGCCTTAAGTACTGCGCGGGTAATCTCTACCGCCCGCTCGGCTAGATCCTCGTGCGACATTAGTATTGAGTCCGGCCGCGCCAGCAGCCCTGTAACAACAGCCTGCAGCATTGCCTCGTCGGCGGAAGTCCATCGAGTCAGTGGCGGGATATACTGATCAGGCCATGTCATTGTTCCATTAATACCGTTCGTTAAACTAATTGAAGCAGTCGCCATACTACACCCCCCTCTTCAACATTTCTTCCGCCATCGCTTCAGCATAGTCCCACGCCTTTTCACTCAGTTCCTGCGGCGAGTAGATAATACTATCGGTGCGGTTCAGCATCTCCTCCATCGCGGCCTCTGCTAGCCGCACTGCACCCTCGCGGCTTAACCGTTGAATCGGTTTTGTGGGTGTTGGCTGCGCCATGCTCGCGTACGCGTTGTAGGCTGCATGCGGGGGGCCCGCCATCCCTAAGCTGTTCCCTAAGCTGTTCCCTAGCTGTTGTAACGCCGATTGGTTTATATGATGGCTCTGCGCGCGCGCACCTAGCTGCGATGCGGTCAGGTTACCCCCCATACTGGTTGTTGCCGGCGTCGCGCCTCCAGGAGCTGCGCCCGTCAATGCGGTTGATTTTTTACCGAAGAGGCTCATACGACCTCCAGTAGCCAATCCATGTACACCTTGGCTTTCCTGTAATCCTCTGCACCGCCCTTCAGCTCGGCGCGGCTGGTGTACTTCAGAATGTTACCGCGTAGGTAGCCTTTGTATTCTTCTGGTGACAGCTTGGCACGGATGAAGTCAATCGTTTCGACCCCGCCTTGGGTATAATGGTTTGGTGAGGTCACCGGGTCGAAGATCAGAGGGACGTATTTGCCATGCAAACCGGTGCCTCCTTCTGGTACGGGGTTTTCTGCCCATTCTTCTGTATACCCGACCGCTGGCGCTTGCCGCTTTGCTTTCAGCTTACGGCCGGCTTTGGTGCGCATGTCGATTTTCTTTTTCATTTATTTGCCTCTTTCTTTTTTATCGCAGCATTCGCTGCACGGATTGCTTTCGCGTCATCGTCTGTTTTCGTCAGGACATCGTTTGCTACCGCTGCCCACTGGGCAGCTTTCTTACCTATAGCGTCTTTGTTGTGCTTCTTTGCATCACCAGGTTTCCAAGGCATAGATCACTCCAATTTATACTTATCCCGGCAGGTTGCGCATGCGCCGAGAACTAGCCGCGGGGAATGCTCCCCGCATAATACGCAGTCGCCTGGATATCCTTTCGGTATCGCCGCAGCTGCCATCCGAGCGGCCTCAACTGCTTTGGCCGTATCAATCTGTTCACGTTCTGAACCCAAATCTGCTTCATCCGACATATCAGCTCCTCCTACTCGCCATCAGGCGGTGTTTTTAAATCCACTTTCGCATGGGGCTCATTCCGGCGTCGTATCTGAAGATTCTGCTCGTTTTCGCGCTCCCACTTCTGGATGTAATCCCACTTACCTTGCAGTTGAAAATAATACCCTAAAGCATCAGATATCTTTAACCCGATCAACTCCAGAAAGTACCCTTGAATCTCTCGGATTTTATTTTGATCAGGCGCAGGTACAAAGGTCATTTTGCCTCCGAGTAGTTTTGTCCGCTAGCGACTTCTGCATCTAATGGCAACGCCTGCCCAGTTATTTTGTCAATACACCACTCAGGCGGTGTACGCATAACTTCCAGCATAAACTTCTCCGCATCTACAACCTGTGCGTCGGGTACGAGGCAGATAATTTCATCGTGAACGGTCCCGACAACTCGGTATTTCTTGTCGATCTTCAGCATATGTTCTGCGATGATATCTCGGGCCAGACTCTGAACACATCGCTGGAAACACTTCGACCCATAGACCCTGTCTCTCGTCTTTCTTTTCTGTTCATAAATATACCCCATCTTGCCTTCTTTGTCACGAGTCCATTGCAGGTCAGGATAAGTTAATAGTAACCCAGAAGGCTTCATCATCCCCTCTGGTGTGACGTTAATCACGCCGCGCAGATACGGACCATAATTCTGCTTGTGATATATCGCATCCAGTACATCCTTGCCTTCGTTCCACGCAGCCACAACCCGGTCATAGTCGCCACGGTAAATGTCTGTCATGCGCTGCGTTTCCTCGAGAGAGAAGCGCACCTTACCCTTAACCCGCAAAGTTTCTCGGAGCTTTTTCGCTCCAACTCCGTAGATGGAGGCTAAATTTGTCTCTTTCCCCGTTGTACGCTCCTTGCTTTTCTTACCAAGCGCTTCGACCTCTTCATATGGCCGCCCAAAAATCACCGTGGCCAACTGGATGTACAAATCTACTCCAGCACGGATCAACTGCACCTTGTCATCCTGACCAGCCAACCACAGGCCGAGACGCAGCTCGATATTCGACAGGTCAGCTGCGACGAGTTTATACCCCGGCGGTGCGGTGATCGCACCGCGTAGTTTACCGCCGCGAGGCAGGTTCTGGACATTCACGTCGAAACCCGACCAGCGGTGCGTTACCGCCGCTCCGGAGTATTTAACCGGGAAAGGAAACGCGCCACGCTCTGCGATCTCGATGAAAGCCTCCGTGCGGCTCTCCTCAATGGTTGTTTTGTTACCAAGACGTGCCGCAACTGCAGCTTGGACTGTAAGATCCTCGTGTTCCAGAAGTGCAGTAAACGCTTCGTCGGTCTTCGCAAACGCATAGGTTTCCTTTCCTGTGGTGGGGCTGATTTTCATCGGCGGATCCACGCCCAGATAGGTGAGTAACTGAGCAAACTTTGGATTCGACATAAGGATCGTTTTCACTTCCTCTGTACTACCGGCGCCCAGCGCAGATACGAGCCGCTGCAAGCTCTCAGCTTGGCTATCCCGGACATCAATCAGATGCTGATCCAGCAAGGGTTTGTTCAACTGTAACACCGGCTCGGCAAACATACGGATGGTCATGCTGATCAGCTTCAGCTCGGCTACACTAAACTTCGGCGCCATGATGCGGAACGCTGTGTGGCATAACCATGTATCCAGCTTGCAATACTCGCCGTAGGCTCGCAGCTCCTCCGGAGTAAAATCGCACCGGCGTTTACCGTCCGCGTTATGCACTTCCGTGCCTTTGGCGGGTAAGCCAAGAAGCTCTGCCAGACGTTTCAGACTGACACTCTCGTTGATCCCATACAAAGCATTGGCCATCGACAACGTATCCAGGTAGCCCTTCGGGGTGATACCGAATCGCCAGCTCAGGATCGCCGCATCAAACGCTGTGTTATGCGCCAGCAGGAAAGTTTCACTCCAGTCCGCGATAGACTCCAGCCAGGCTTTGACACT